GCAGTGGGCGGGAGGCCCTTGAGCGCCAGCGCAGCACCCCTAGTTGCGAACTGCTCTCTCATTGCCTGATGGATTTGGCCCAGCAAGGTGCGTCTAATTACAGGATCCTTGTCAAGTTTTGGGTCAATATCCGTGTAATACTTGTATAGTTCATACGCCTGCTGGGCACCATTCTCTTCATTGTTTAAAGCTGTTCGAATTGACTTCTCTATAACATCGCTTCGTGCTCTTTCTGCTGCCCTAACAGGCTCGTTGATCTCCCTTTGCATGCCAGTGACAGGATCATTTGTTACATAGGCACCAGTAGAAGCATTCGCAGCGGCCTCCTCGGCTAGGTCACTTATTACTTTAACGTTAGCTCCTGTCTCAGAGATGGTCGTAGCTGCATCATCAGTGATGAGCTTATGCCTATCTTGCCTATCCTGCTTATCAGCCTTAGTTGCTTCGGTTGCCGCATGGGTGGCAGCTATCTCCTCGTCTCGCTCTATGCGTCGAGCCAGGAAATCGCCAACTTTTCTCTTAACGGCAGGGTTCTGTATTGCGGCATCGGCGTCCTTAAAGATACCGGCCACTTCGTTATTATAGACTACCCGCGCTCCGGCAGCATCATGTTTCTCAGATTGAAGGTACTTAGCTTTAGCATCACTAAGCCGCTGGCCAGTGCCAATAATGCGCTGGTTGGCCTCTGCATCGTTAGCGAAGTCTTGTAGCTCAAACCCCCGCTCGGCCAGCGTCTTACCGACCCTGCCTAATTCGGTCGCCTGCTCTTCTTTAGCCTTGGCAACCCCGACACCAAATGCTGCTGGCTCCACGTCAACATGAAGTTGAGGCGGAACACCACCTTTCTCAGGCGGGCTAACCGATGGCGTAAAGAGTTCTTCCTGAGGCAACGTTTATCTCCTATCCGGGATAGGTACTCGTTTGAGGAGTATCATCAGGGCTTGTCATGTCGCCACTTATGGATGTGGCCCTACCAACATCATTGCCAGCATAATGCACGGGCTGATATATACTCGCTGCTGTAGCATCTTGTCCGGTCGCTCCCGGACCGAATATACCAAATCCCGGAACGCCTCTTGCACCAGCACCTGCGGCGATATTAACCATCCCGCCCGCCGCCCCTAAGAGCGAAGTCGTAGCCTTCGTATCAGCTTCTGCCCTTGCATAGTTGCCAGCCATAGTATCTAGCTGGGCATTCATGGTATCGCCCTGCGCTACTACCCTCGCCTTCCACGCGGCAAGCTGAGCATTGTTCCTAGCCATGGCCTGATCTTGCTCAGCGATGGCGAAGTGACTATCATAAATCGCCTTCATCGAGCCTGAGGTGGGATCGAGATTAGAAGCTCGAACCTTGGCTTCCCTTGCCTTACCCATTTCGAGCCGAGCAGCCTTCTGTGCGTCGAATTCGCCCGCATGAATATCGTAGGTCGCCTGCTCTTCTGCATACTGCGCGTTGCGCAAAGCAATAGCTCTCTTATACATGTACATCTGCTGCTGGTCTGCGCCCGCCTGCTCGGCTCCCATCGCGCCCATTATTCCAGAGGTCGCGGTCAATCCCATCCCAACGAGTGTTAGTGCCGGTGCCATCACGCGCTCCTTATCTCAAACTCGATCATCCCATGCACCATCCCGCGCGGCTTCATTCCCAGCCACTTCAGCCACTTTACGCTATGAGTATTACTCGGCAGGACGTGGCCATAGATCACATTGTAGATCTTGAACAGTCGCTTCAACATTATCTGCGCGTGGCGAAGGAAAACGAATGGATGCTCCTTCGCCACCGAAGTGGTAAGCATCCAGATGTAAGCCTCATCATCAAAGATCGATTTCGGTATCAACCCAAACACAACCGCCACCTCGCCATTAATCCTTCCCTCCCATACCAAAGGCGAATGCCTAATCCATTCCTCCAGAACCGGCCTCGCCTTCGGATCATCACCAGCCTCACTAATTGGTATCACCTCATCATAGTTAACTGTTACGACTTGCCTTATCTCAACCTTCAACGGACTGTATCTCCAATGATGATTTCTGGTATCACCCCCAAGATAGTGGCGGGTAAGGGATCCGAAACCTGAATGCATACTTGCCCTTCGGTGTTCCATGACGGATCCATTATGATGCGCTCGTCACCAGTGATGAGAGCCTGGGGGTTGTTGAGCAAAGTCGATTTGTATAGCTCCTTAGCAGGTACTAACGTGTTGAAGGTGGTACCGATATAGACGCCTCGGGTATCGGCAGCTCTAACTGTAACTGCGGCGAGCTTCTTTCGTTTTCCTTGAATGGTCCCTCCCTCTCCGGTGTTGCCAGTGTCGAGTCGCATGGTTTGGAGTTGGCAGGTAAATCCAAGTCCAGCGGTAACCTTAGTTGCAGGGTTGGCGAGGGTAATGGTTCCATTAATCACCTGTTGTGGTGCGACAACGCCGCCATCGGCGAGGATGGAGACGGTTTGTCCTTCAAGATGGTCGAGGCCGGAGAAGGTGGTGAAGGGTTGAGCTAACGACCAGTCGCCCGAGTCCTGTACGGATGCTTGAACCACGTTAACGCCTAGGTGCTGATCCTTAATTGGTTGGGTAACGCTTACAGAAACTTGTATTGGAGATATATAACCAGTTATTACAGCAATCCCGCCTCCCCCGCGGATCACCCAGCCAATCATGGACGAATTGAACACAGGCGCGTCGGTAGAGAAGGTGGTATTGCCACTAACAGCAGCCGGGTATAGATTGGCCGCTGGGGTCGGAAGTACAGTCTGAACTCCACAATCCACACACCATGAGTCTTCGGCTCCATACCAGAACTCGCGCTCCTGCATTCGCTCGATATACTGAACCCACCTACCCCCTATCGCTCGCTTAACGACGAAGTAAGGAACATCAACCAATTCGACCTTATCGATCGGATCGGCCTCGCCCACAACTGCAACCGACACAAAGTCACCGAAGGTCTCATGTCGTGACCAACCATAAATCTCCTGTTCCTTCATGAAGGTTAGGCTGAGAAGGATCCCATCATCCCTTATCGCCCAAACCTGCTTGTGAGGTTCCTCTGCCCAACCCCATTCGTCTATGAGATAATCACTAAATAGATGATTTGATAGAACAGAAATATCAGTACCAGTATAAATAGCAGCATAGAGATTGTACGAGAGGTCCCTGACATGCTGGTTCTTCGCCTGTACATAGAGGATGTCATAGTTAGAGACGATGGGCTGTAGGTCGCTTGCGCCATTGTAGGCTTGAGGAGCAGCAGTAATGGTGCCGGGTGTAACCGCACCACCCCCGCTAGCTGGGCTACCGCCACCATTTATCACCCATGCGCCCCTAGCGGTTAAGGTAACCAGCCCGCCTTGCATCGACTTGAAGGACTTGATGGCGTTGACCTGATCCGAGACGAGTGTACCTTCGATTGAGTTATCAGGGAGCGAGGGCACGGTGATGTTGAAGTTATTGAAGACCCCCGGCTGGCTCATCCAGAAGGTCATGGGGTTTTGGTATGATGAGCCGAAGACTAGCCGAGACTGAAAATAAGCCGCGACGCCTGGGTAGTTGCCATTGGCGAACGGATTGTTAAAGATCTGTGGAGAGGTGGTGAAGTCGGGGACGATGTTGGAGTCAATAAATTCGTTCGTGTTGGTGTAGCCGACAAAGCCGAAAGCAACATTGGCTGGAACCTGCCCGGCCAATGACACCTCGGCCTTATACACGTTATACTGGACAGCGTTGGTAACCGGCGTCCATCCGACTGATATAGTACCGGCTACGTTGCCAATATCAACAGCGTTGTTGACATAGGCTGGCGGGGACTGGAGAGACTCCTGACCATTAGCGTCAACTGAAGTAATTATATAGGCGTAGTTAGCATTGGCAGTAGCCCCAGCCGGTGGTGGTGTTGCAAAGCCCCATGTAGACGCAGGCGGATCGATGGTTGGAGCAAAGTTAATTGCAGTTAGGACCCAGTTGGTTGGGGTAACGCGCTGGAGATTGTATGGGGGATAGCGAGGGTGGGTTAGGGTTAAGACGCTCGCCGACTGAGTGTATTTAAGCAGACCGAGATCGGCTGCGGCGTAGGGCGAGGATATGATGTAAACCCGAGCGATGGTCCCGCCACCGGCGTAAATGCCGAAAGTTGCGCTGTTTGTCACATTATTGTTAACGTCGCTAAGGTAAACGTTGCTTCCACTAAGTGCTGAAACCTTATAGAACTTATTGTTATACCCTGTTGCTCCAGTCACTCCGTTGATGAAGAGCCAATCCCCCACGTTGAAGTTCTGGCCGGGAGCGGACACATATGCTGGTAGTGAATTCGACGCACCATTCAAGGCGAAGGCTGGTTCGAGGACCGCACCGCCGTTGGATACAAATCGAATGTAATGATCCCCAAACTCTAAGACGTAGCTATTTGCTACCGAGAACTGAAAGGGAATAAGTCTGACCTTGCTCTGGCCAAGTGTTTGGATAACGAACCTAGTTCCGGATCTAGTCGACGCTCCGGACCGATAATCGACAAAGAAGTTCCTCATCGTCGCCGCGCCTTGCTTGTACTTGGCCATATCGACGCGAGCGGTCATCGTAGGCGCGAGTTCGCCAGCAGCGAATGAGGGCTGGATTACGTTTAACGACACGCATATTCGCCAAAGTATCTTAGGCGTCCCTTGAGATAGGCGTTACGAGCTTCTTCTGGATCATAGTGCAGGAGTGATTTGACTCTTTCTTGTGTGAGTGGTTTTTTCATCTACAGTGCCCTTCTAACCCAAAATATCAGTATGCGGAAAGCATAGGTCCCCAATCGAAGATGATGTTGGGGCTCCAGCCATAATCATTCGCATAGGAGATGCCGCGCACGCGTATCCAGTCGGGCGTGACATCGTTTATCGTTAGCCCCTCATTCCCGTCCCCCTGCCTCGCGGTGACGATGAAGGCATTGGCTTCTTGTATCTTGAGGTTAGCAAGAGCCTTGTCTCCGGTAAGGGGTATGGCAAGTCGACCGGCCAACGCGGCGACCACAGCTTGATCGAACTGTGAATCCCATACGTCAGGATTAGTGACACGTCGGCAGTAGGCAAGGATCGCATCTTCCTGATTGGTAAGGATGACCTTAATGTCATTGCCGTTCATGTCCTGATCTACCCCGACCTTGTATCTAACCGGCGGGCCTTGCCAGTAGGCAGGAACCCCGCCGGTCGTGGCTGTGGTAATGGGGATGCCAGAGGCAAAACCAGTTGTGAATTGGGGCACTACCCACAATGGCTTCAGGCAATCGGAGGGGTAAGCGTACTCGTAGGCCCAAGGCGGCGGGGGCTGCGTCCCCTTAGACCAGTGAGTGCCTCCAGTTGCCGGGTTCTCTGGCGTCCCCGGTGCGGCCAATAACAGGGTCAGGGTCTGATAGTTGGTCGCACAGTTCCATGGAGCCAACCGAATCAATTCGTCCCGCAACGCGTGGTAGAGGAGGTTGCAGTTGATGGCCTCATTCGAATTCTCGGTCAACGAAGCGATCTGTGACCGAGTGCCTATGGCCGCGAGTGCGCGGTTGCAAATGTCAGCTTCGCTCGTCACAGATCACTCCTAATGTCGACCTTGTGTTCCACAGGGATGGACAGAAGCATCTGGATGCCCAGGACCCTCATGCCCTTGATCCTTAGGCCCGACCGGATGCTTGTAATTATGAACGTCCCTGGCCTCTGTGCATCCACCGCTCGTAGCGCGAGCAGCCTGCGGTTTGTGAGTGTCGGGGCCGAACTCGCCGATTATGTCTCTTGCCATCACATCCTCCTCTCTGGCGGGGTATAGGTGTAACTCGACCTGCCCGATGACTGAGATTCTCTCTGCGACTGAGATTGATGCGCCACGGCATCTTCCTTATCCTTGGCCTCCTTAGCGGCTTGGTTATCCTTAGCCACTGCGTCGGCCATCTCCTTCGCCCGCTCTTTATCCTCCTTTTCGTCGACCTCCTTCTGCTTCAATTCGAGACCACGGAGCTCGCGGGTTAAGGAGCCGACCAGATGCGATAGGTTAGTCGTATCCTTGAGATCCTTTAGCGACGCAACGATATAGAATACCCGCTCGACATCGGCGGGGGTCTTATACTCCATATCCTTCTTCTTCCACTCTTCCTTCAACTGCTCGACTGCCGACTTGGCCTTTCCATTACCTTCAGCCATTAGTGTCTCCCTTGTGTTCCAGATGGATAGTTACAATTCCGCTCCTCCTTAGGAGCCTTGTATCCCCGACCTTTGTGAAGGTCGGCTTTCTTGAAGGGAGTCGAGACGCCAATCTGAGCTGCTCCTTCTTCAGAGACGGCCCGAGATTTCGGCTCGGTCTTGCCTTCATGAACTTGCCTGCTAGCGTGACCTTGTTTCATTTCATGCTCTCCTTTAGTTTGTCCTTATAGTACTCATGTAGTGCTCCCCCTTGCCCCTGTTCGTCCTTGATGTCTTGCGCCGCTATCTTCACCGCCCGCTCGATTTCGTCTCGAAGTTCCTGTGGCATGTTGATGCCGAACCCACGATAGTACTCATAGATTTCGGTTAACGAATGAGCATAATGGATCACATGGCGAATGTGAGAAGGGATACGTGACTCAACCAGCCTCTCGATCCTGGCTAAGTTCTCAGCCTCGTCCTGCTCCGACATCGGCCTGAACTCCCTTCTTTCGCTTCTTTCTGAGGATACCAGTCTTCGCATCAGCGGCATTGAAGTCTTTGGCGACATCTTGTGGTACTCCTACTCTCTTGGCGAAGGCGGGATTGTGTGCTGCGGCTGCCATAAGCCGAGCTTGCTTTCCTGATGTACTTGGCATAGAACCTCCTAGAATGTTGCTCGGCCTGCGTAGATGATCTTGAGCCGAATGTGGGTGGGTTGGACGTTGTTGTGGGCCCAGTTGCCACCAGCGAATGAGGTTAGATTATCGTTGGCACCTGGGCTCGATCCAGCGAGGAGATTAGCACCGGAGTAGGTGACGGCGGTTCCTTGACCAGTGTCGTAATAGCCGCCGGTGTAGCCAGTAACGGTACCCTGTGTCGCTATATTTAGTGGATCGATGGTGTAGTGAGTGTGGGTTTGATCGGTGATAAAGTAGCCGTGTTGGTGATAGGCCATCTCATTTGCCGAAATCACGTGTTGCTGTTCGCCACCATAGTTGCCCACCGCGGAGGCCGATACGCCACCTGCTGCACTAGCCGTCATTCTGCCAGTGCCGTTTTGTGGATCTAATCCAGCGACGACTAGGCCACGAGAGTCGGGGAGGTTAAAAGTTGTGCTCCCATCTCCATTGCCATATGGACATAATCGAATTGTGCTTCCATTCCCCGTTGGTGCGGCACTAAGTTGAATCCAAGGGTTCGTCGGATGAAGGCTGACTACCGTTGTACCCGCTGGTATAACTCCAGGTGCCTCAGCGGGTATTCCAACTCTAATGCCTGTCGTCGCTGCTAGGCCATCCGGTCTAGAAGGAAGAATTACCCAGATATTTCCAGTTTGTATCTGAGCACTAGCATATAGTGGGCACACAGCGTTGAACAACTCAGGAAAGCCAGTTCTCGAAACTGCCTGCCCCAGCTCCATGAAATAGTACTGTGGAGCTTGCAAGCCAGCAAAGTCGAACTCGGCTCCAACAGGGACGTAGCCTGCGGCGTTGATACCTAGGAAGTTCTGCG